CCGGGTCATCTAATAATAGAGTGAGTTCTTCTTCGCTAAGATTGTCGTAAGACTCCTCAACAGTCTGTATGTTTTCTTCCCAAAAGACTTTTAATACACCGATTTTAAATAGTAGTGAATCCTTGAACCAATTATAGATATTCACAAAACCGTTGTTGTCATTGTTAATGACATAGTTCACCAAGTCAGTTGCCTGTTCTGCAGGTTTAACATCTTCCGGCTGCCTTGCTACAAAATGTGCAAACTTATCAGATGATTGAAATACTTTCATCAACTGTGGCATAATATATTCGATTGTATCAGACACTTCTGTAGCGACTACTTGTGACCTGTTTTCGACCTCATTGCCAAATGGTTCACCCAAGTAATAGTCTAATGTTTCAGACCTATCGAGTGCATATTCCGTGTCATAATAATTGACAGCATCAACCATATGGTCATTGATGAGTGACTGAAATGTCTTATCGTCCATCTTTGCCATTTACTTACCTTTTTTCTTTTTACTTTTCCTAACAGCTTTTAAATCAGCTGCAGTTATCTTTTTACGATTGCCCGCAACCGCAGCAAGACGTTTTTGTGCAGGACTGTATTTACTGTAGGGCATAATTACTTCTTCTTTTTACCGTAAGAAGACTTTTTAGATTTCTTTTTCATTCCACTTTTTGCAGGTTTTGCTGTCATTTTTTTCATGTACATTTTCATAGCTATTCCTTTTCGCTTGGATAAATGATTTCGACACCGAGTCGTTTCTGTTCTTCACTTCTAGGTCTGTGTATTAACTTACCTTTAGTGTTCTTAAAATGACCATCTTTGGTCACATAATCTGATTGTCTAATGCTACGAGCCTTGACATCGTATGCTTTAAACTCTCCTGTTTCTCTGTTTAGGGTTACAATGTCAACCAACCCTAATCCCATAAGGGGTACGAATACCAAAAGGTTGGGGTTCTTTGTTAATTCAGCTTGAACCTCTAGTTCAGCAACGATTCCCTCGATTGTCCTCTTATCCCTTTTTGACATATCACCACTTCACTTTGTCTGCCCAATATGCTGCTGACATTTTGCCTTTTGAAATATTGCTTGCGTGCCGTGCTTTAAACGACTTTCTCCTAGCCTTCTCACTAGCCGTCTTAGGGTTCTTACCTGCACCACTCACACCTTGTTGACCAAAGCGAATTGTCTTCACCTTGTCGCCTTCTTTAGCCACGACAACATGAGACTTTTTAGGGTGGCTCGGTGTCCTCTTGGGTTTGTTATAACCACTCACACCAACTCGTGATAATCTAGGGTCTTTAGCCATTATCTGCCTTGTCCTCTATACTTCTTAAAACTACGTCTTTTCGCCTTATTCATGGTAGACATAATCGGCTTTCTCCCCTGCGATGTGCCTTTTATGATAGGCTCATGCAGTTTAATCTCTTTAACCTTAGCCATTATTTTTTCTTCTTCTTAGGAAATCCTTTTTTCATATTCGCATAGGCTTTTGCAGATATAGTGGATTTCTTCTTAGGACGTGATGTTCCTGCTTTTTTTCTTTTATTGATGTTTTCGTATAAACTCATATGCCACCCACATTTCTAAAGCTATTCTATAAAATTGATAAAATGCGTGTTCTTCTATTAGTAGGTGGCTTAATCTCTGTTGAAAATCATATCTGCGAAATCTTTAATTTCCGCATCATTCATTCCCTGCCCCTTTAGAATACTTAACGCAACGACACAAAGTGCACCGGCAACTTCATGACTGTCTGCAGCTTCCATACGCATCAGCGATAACGACATATTCGCATACATATGGTAAATCTCAGAACATTGTTCCCAAAATTGTTCGTCGTTTATATCTAAATCTTCAGGTCTTGGAAAGTCGATAATATTCGTCATACAATCCACCCGCTATTACCGTATTCAATCTTTTGATTGAACTTATAACCTGCTCCGTTACCCGATGCTCTAATCGCATTACTTGCAAACGTCAACATCAACGCATCAGCAATATCCGGGCTACGCAATCCACGTTTTTTCATCTCATCTTTGCTCTCGACTTTGAACTTACCATTCGACATAATCGAATACTGTACCGCAGTCAATTCAGCAATTAATTCTTCTTGGTCAGGTATCACGCAGTCTTTATGTTCTAACCACTCACGACACTTGAACCACAGTTCGTCCCTCAGTCTTACATAGCGGTTGTTCAAGCTAGAACTCTCCGCCACGTTAATCCCTCTAGCCGGTATATTCAATTCAACTAACCTGTCGACGACACCTGCACCAAGACCAATAGAGTCCACCAACACTTCTGAAGGGCGGTCTCTGTAAGGGGTAGACTCGTACTCTGCCATGATAATACCAACCGTTTCCATGAGGTCTTTGCCACCCCAATGCTTGATTGGTTCGGTTATCACGTTCCCCTTACGTTTACACAGAGCACAACGGTCGCTGCCATGTCTTGCAACGTCTATGCCCCAAACGGGCAATACTTCTATAGGGTCAACTTCCCGGTCTATAGCGGACTCGACAAGGGCACGACCCATAATAGCATTATCATCGGTTTCAGGGGGCAATCCAAGCACCCTAACTCTAAATACGTTAGAATCCTCTCCATATTGCCGTTTCATATCTTCTACATACTGTGGGTCTACTGTGTCGGCATCTAAACACGATACCGTCATGGTCTTCCAACTCTCCAAATTTTTGTTGAATGAGTCGTAGAAATAACCCGTAGCACGGTTGGGGTTACCAACCATAATAGTCTTTGCACCGTGTGTGGACATTGCACCTTGTGCAACTTCAAAAATAATATCAGGCACACCTGATGCTTCATCGATAATAAATAACATATTGGGGGAGTGGAAGCCCTGTAGTGCTTCAGGATTCTCTCGTCTACTCGTTCTGCTCACGCAAAAACTGTCGGGTGCATTTTTGAGAGTTATTTTATCCGAACGAAACTCCAACTCATCTTGAAATGCCTGTGGCATCATTTTGTACCACTTTTGGATTTCAGACCACAATATTTGTTCTAGCTGTGATGCAGAGTTAGCCGTACAGGCAATTTTACATGGATAGTGCGTACAGAGCCACCAAAGTATTACGAATGATAAATACGTCGTCTTACCGACAGCATGACCACTTCGTATTGATAGTCTGTTATGCTTGTTTATGTTTTCTAAGGCTTCTTTTTGCCACTTCTGAGGTTCTGCTTGTAGGCAGGTACGAACGAATAGTACCGGGTCGTTACGCAGAGCAAGAAGTGTCTTCGCCGCATCAGTTAATTCTTGTTTTGCCATTTTTGACCTATTGTGCCGCCTTACGACGGCACGGGAGGTATCTAATAATATGATTATAATAAAGTAAGGAGACTAACTATGAAGTTAATCTATAGACTACAATTATGAAAGGATTTTTTGCATAAAATGCCTATATAACATACAAACTAACTTATGCTGCAAAACCTGTCAAATATTTTTTTTCATACCCTGTGAATTTTTATAATTTTTACAAGGGGGTGGGGGTGTGTAAATTTTTTTATGAGGGGGGTAATTTAAATTTAATGCACCCCGTATATAAAATAGGGTGGGGTCTATTAGAACAAAACAGGAACATATTTGTTCTCTTTTTGTTCCTCTCATTTTTCATCTAATGAATGCTGAATAATCATTAAAAAATCTTTATATTTCAATAGTTTATATGAATACGGTTTATAGGTTTAAAAAACCGTTTAACTATCTCCATCTATTATAATTTCATTAATTTCTTTTAATGCCATTGTAAATGGGTTGTCATTTGTAATATTTAGGTTAACAAAATTCATATTTGGTAAGAACTTTGATAAATTACTTAATGTCTGACTTGGTTTTTCATTTATTTCTTTTGCTAAACAGTCTGCAAGGGTTTTACCGTATTCTTTTTCTAAAGTTATCAAAGAATTTTCCAATTCTTGCTGTATTACATGAACTATTGATACGGCTTTTTCTTTACTTTTTACACTTCCAACGGGACGCCCCCGTTTTCTTTTTTGATTTATTAAATCATTAACCATTTGTAAAACCTATATTTTTTATTAAAAAAAATGATTAATCTAATTTAAACACATTTTAAAGCCCGTACAAGCCCATTTATTATTTTTATGTAGTTTATTATATAAAATTGTTTTTAATGCGTTATATGGACATAAAAAAAGCCCCGTTTTATAGGGGCTTTTAAAAATGGATCAAATTTTGTTTTTATTCTTCATAAATATCGGTTATTTCTTCGGATAATTCATTTATCGTTACAGCTTCATGAAGTTGCTTCAGAATTAAATCTTTAGTACCACCTTCTTTTATATCATAAGTTGAAGCCCCGTGAAAAATGCCTAGATTTTTTAAATCTATTTCATTTTCAGCTTGTACTTCAATTTCATGGATTCTAGTTTCATTAAAAATTATTTTAAAAGTTTTCATTTTGTTAATTCCTTATTTTATTATTATATTTTTACATATACCATTTATTGTTTACTTTGTAAAGTGTTTTATCACTAGCTTATCAATTCACCGTGATGATTAAACCGAAAAAAACGGTCAATTATTTTTGGTATTTGTATTTCTTTTAATTCTTTAGTTAAAATATTACTGTTATTTTGTAACGGTTTAACCATTGTATGACTTCTAAAATTAATAGTCCGGTGAGAATAGCAAGATTCACATATATTTTTAGAATCTTTTTTTTGTTTTTTGGTTTTCTCAAATATAATATTTTCTTTTATATC